CCGGGCGGGGGGTCGCCCTCGACAACGGCCGCATCATCGCCGAACACCTCCTCGACACCACCAGCCGCTGCACCTGGCTCGACGGAAAACCCATCGGCCGCTGGATCTCCGAACGCCGCGTCACCATCCGCCCCGACCTCGCCGGATCCTGCGACCTCTACGACACCTGGAACAACACCGTCCTCGACCTGAAAGGATTGGCGCTAGGCACGCCCATCCCGACGCCGACAGGCTGGACCACGATGGGTGACCTGGCCGTCGGCGATCAGGTGATCGACGCAGCCGGAAAGCCCTGCACCGTCACCGAGACGTCACCGGTCTACACCGATCGTGACTGCTACCGCATCACATTCGAGGACGGCGTGAGCGTCATCAGTGATCACATCCATCAGTGGGTCGTGCAGTTCGGCAAGAACTCCCGAACGCGGATCATGACCGCACCCGAGATCGCGGCTCAGCTGCGCGACTATCGCGGACAACTCCGAATCCGAATTGCGAACACAGCCGCACTGGAACTCCCGGATGCCAACCTGCCCATCGAACCCTACGTCTTGGGCGCCTGGCTCGGCGACGGTGAATCAGACTCCGGACGCATCGGCAAACCTGAACCTGAGTTATTCGACAACATCGCAGCCGCGGGCAGTGAGCTCGGCGAATGGCAGAACGTCCGCGGCGGCCCATTCCGCCGTCGCATCGTCGGTCTCACCGCTGCATTGCGCGCCTCGGGCCTGATCGGTGACAAGCACGTTCCGCCACAGTATTTCCGGGCAAGCCGAGCGCAGCGTCTGGCACTGCTACAAGGAATGATGGACACCGACGGCACCTGGAACCGCAAACGGAAGCAGGCCGTATTCACCACTACCAGTAAGCAACTCGCACATGACGCTGCTGAGCTGATCGCATCACTCGGGTGGAAGCCACGCATCTGGGAGCACCAGGCCCGCGGTTTCGGTGTCACCACCACGGCGTATCCGGTCACCTTCGTGACGTATGGGGATAACCCTTTCCGGCTGACCCGCAAAGCTAAACAGGTTCGGACGGCCGGAACCACCAGAGCAAAACGCCGCATCATCACCGCCGTCGAACGCACCCTAACGATCCCAACGCGATGCATCACCGTCGACAGCGAAGACAGCACATTCCTGTGCACCGAAGCGATGATCCCGACGCACAACTGCCCAGGCACAACAAAAATGACCCAATACCGCAAACACGGGCCAAGCGAGGTCTACCGCCGCCAAGCGCACCTCTACGGGCGCGGCTACCGCAACGCCGGCTTCGACGTCCAACACGTCGGAATCTGGTTCCTGCCGCGCGCCGGCCAACTCGCCACCAGCCACCTGTGGGTAGAGGAATATTCCGACACCCTCGTCGATGAAACCCTCGCGCGCATCGACAACGCCCTGGTGCTGATCCACGACTTCGACGTCGAACAGCATCCAGAACGTTGGGCGTGGTTCCCGAAAACCCCCGACAGTTGCCAGTTTTGCCCGTGGTGGACGGCGAACCAGAGCCATCCAAATCCCGCAGCCTGTACCGGCGGCTCGACCTAGACAAACGCCGAGTGCCGAGGCGAAAAACAGTGCACAGCAATGGAACAACGAAACAAAGGAAAAACGAAATGACAACAGCACGCAACGACTCTTACGGCTTCCTGTCCGGCGGTGGCTCACCGTCGGCGAAGTTCACCACCTACGGTGACACCGTCGGCGGCGTCATCACCGAAGAACCCCAAGTCCAGCAGCAGACCGACATCAAAGACGGCACACCCCTAGTGTGGCAAGACGGCTCGCCGCGCATGCAGATGGTCGTCACCGTTCAAACCCAGCTGCGCGACCCAGCCATCGACGAAGACGACGGCAAACGGCGGATCTTCGTGCGCGGCCAGATGCGCAACGCCGTGCAACAGGCCGTGATCGCGGCCGGCACGAAGGGGCTCGACGTCGGCGGCACGCTGAACATCACCTACGTCGCCGACGGTGAGCGCAAAAACCCGGCATTCAACCCGCCGAAGATCTACCAGGCGTCCTACACGCCGCCGGCGGCCGATGGCGGAGCGGGTTTCCTCGGCACCACCACCCAGGCCGCCCCGGCGGCGGCACAACCGGCGCCGACTGCCGCCCCCACGCCGGCTCCGGCTGGCGGCACGGCGCTGCCCCCCGGCCTGCCGCCCACCATCACCCCGGAAGTCTGGGCCACCCTCACCCCGGAAGCCCAGGCCGCGCTCCTGGTCACCGCCAGCGCGAAGTAGCCACTCGCCGCGGCCGGCTGAATCGTCCACCGATTCAGCCGGCCGCTCCACACCAAGTCAAACCCCGAGGAACGAAAGGCGATGGGAAACGGTGACCTTCGACGAACTACTAGAACTCCTCGGCTACACCGACACCGAACACGTCGGAATCTGCCACCAACTCGAAGGTCACTTCAACACCGCGGTCCTACCATCGAACGCCGCCACCGCCTACGTCAGCAATCTCCCCGACACCGCTGACATCTGGTACCAGGTGAACCCCACCAGCGGCCCGGTGCGCACCAACGCGGGGCGCGGGACCGCCGACGCTGTCACCCGCCTAGCAGCCCTCTGGTGCGATCTCGACGTCAAGCCCGGCGGCTGCGACACCCTCACCGTCGCCGAGCAGATCATCGACGACCTCGCCCAGATCCTCGGCACCCGACCATCAGTCGTCATCGCATCCGGGCACGGGCTGCAGCCCTACTGGCCCATCGACGACACCCCCATCACCGAAACCTTCACGGTCCCCGACGCGGCCGCACTGCTGCGCCGCTGGGGCCGCCTCGTCGCGCTTGTCGCTGACCACCGCGGCGCCCAGGTCGACAACGTCTACGACCTCCCCCGCATCCTGCGCGTCCCCGCCACGATCAACAACAAGACCACCCCCGTACCGGTCACCGCGGCCGCGACCGGCGGCGGACCATTGACCGTCGAAGAAATCGACGAACGCCTCAGCGAAGCCGGCATCTACCACGAACCCGACCCGCGCGACACCGGTAGCGAGGTCATCGCCCCACCCGGCGCCTGGGCGTGGGGCACCCCAGGCATGTGCACCTACATGCCCACCGTCATCGCCGGCTGGAAAACCGACACCCCCACCGCCCGACACCCCTGGCTCGTCTCCCAAGCCGTCCGACTGGCCGCAGCCCACCGCAACAGCTGCCTCACCGCCGACCAGTACCGCGACGCCGAAAAAGTGCTCTGCGACCGCTTCCGACACCTCTGCACCACCGGCGGCGACCAAGCCCGCAAACCAGGCCCCTACGAAATCGCCGCAGCACTCGCGTTCGGCCGCGACCGCGTCGCCACCATGACCGACGCCCGGCTCGCCGACGAACTCGGCCACCACACCCACCTCGACCAGCTCGCCGGCGGTATCAACATCACCACCACCCCGCCCGCACCACTATCCAACGTCACCCCACTGCCCACCACCAATACCGGTACCGCCGCGACCCCGGCCACCGACAACGCCGAACTCGCGACCGTCACCTCGATCGCCAAAACACAGACCGTCACCCTGACCGACAGCGGCAACGCCGGCCTACTCGTCGCCAACTGCGCAGACCGCATCCGATATTGCCCCGAACTCGGCCGCTGGCTGTCCTGGGACACCCAACGCTGGGAAATCGCCGTCGACGACGGCCAGGTCATCACCGCCGCCCACGCCGTCATCAACTCCATCGATGCCACCGGCGACCAGGCCGCAGCCAAGCACAAGCTCAAAAGCCTGTCGAAGACCGGCCTGGAGGCCATGGTGGCGCTCGCGCGCCGCAACCCCGCGATGCGCATCCACCGCGACCGCCTCGACGCCGACCCTTATCTCCTCAACACCCCGAGCGGCGTCGTCGACCTGCGCACCGGCGCAATCACGCCCCACACCCCGCACGGCTGGCACACCAAGATCACCGGCGCCGCCTACGACCGTGATCTACCGGCGCCACGCTGGCACCAGTTCCTGCACACCACCTTCGGCGGCGACGACGAACTCATCCGCTACGTGCAACGCCTCGCCGGCTATGCAGCCATCGGCGAAGTCACCCACCACGTTCTACCGTTCCTGTTCGGATCCGGCCAGAACGGCAAGAGCGTGCTCCTCGACGTCCTGGTCGACGTCCTCGGAGACTACGCACTCACCGCCCCCGCCAACTTCCTTCTCGCCGGCCAAACCAAACACGAAACCGAAATCGCCCGACTTAACGGTGCCCGCCTCGTCGTCTGCTCTGAAGTCAACCAAGAATCCCGATTCGACGAAGCCAAAATCAAATCGCTGACCGGTGGCGACAAAATCACCGGCCGATTCATGCGACAAGACTTCTTCGACTTCACGCCCAGCCACACATTATTCCTCGCCGGAAATCACCAGCCCCAAGTATCGGCCGGCGGAAAATCCTTCTGGCGACGCTTACGACTGATTCCATTCCGCCACGAAGTCCCGGCAGAGCAGCGTAACGAGAACCTGGCCCGCGAGCTCGTCGACCACGAAGGCCCCGCCATTCTCGCCTGGATCACCGCCGGCACCGTCGACATGCTCACCGGCGGCCTCGACGAACCCAGCTCGGTCGCCGCCGCCACAGGGGAGTACGAGGAGCAAGAGGACGCGCTGAAGCGGTTCCTCGACGAATGCTGCCACCTCGGTGGCGGCATCACGGTCAAGACCAAGACCAGTGTCGTGCTGGCCCGGTATCAGCGCTGGGCACGCGAGAACGGCGAGACGGAGATGGGCGCGAAGGTGCTCAGCCGCGAGTTAGCCAACCGCTTCGGCATCCGATCTGTGGCCAGCAACGGTGTGCGCTTCTACAACAGCGTGGCGCTGGTTTCCGAGGAGAGCGAGCAACGATGGAACGACTGAACAGGATCGTGCTCAAGATCGTGCTGCCCCTCAGAGAACCCTCAAGAACAGAACGATCAGCACGATTTCAGCACGATCTTGAAACCCCTAATCGTGCTGTCCTTTACGCAGATCAGGCGGCAAAAAGAACGATTAGCACGATTATTTTTAAGTTGACTTCCATGCGAGATAGCAAATATGGTGCGACCTGCGGTTTCGCCACCCCGGCACGTTTCCTGGAGCTCATAGAGCGAAAAGATCGTGCTAATCGTTCTGCCGACCTCGCCAGCAAACATCACGGCGGCCGCCATGCCTAAACCCCAACGCCGCCAGCGCAGCCGCCAGCACCTCATCACCACCGAACTCGCAGACAGTTGCTGCCGCCACTGCCGAGCACCCATCTGGGAGGGGTATTGCGGCGGCGAGAAGACCCGCATCGACCCCACGCCCATCACCCGCGACGCCGAACTCGGCGCCACCCTCGCCGGCATCCCCACCTACCAAATCCCCGCCAGATACACACGCCGGCCCACCCGGCGCACCCAATGGAACATCCACCGCTGGCCCCCCGGCAACGCCACCATCCACGCCGACCACCAATGCGGCCGCGTCTGGCCAGCCGCCTGCATCGACCCACGACCCAACCCCCACACACCACCAGCAGCTGATCTGCTCAACGCCGACGGCACCCTGTTCGAGCCCCCACCGCCCTTCTAAACCGTTGCAGAGAAAGAGAATCCGAAAATTGATTTCATTCTTCGTTCCCGGGAAACCCGCCCCGCAGGGATCAAAACGACACGTCGGACGCGGAATACTCGTCGAATCCAGTAAAGAAGTCGGACCCTGGCGCGAACGCATCGCCCTGGCCGCATTCGCCGCGATGGCCGGCCGCCCAATATTCACCGGGGCGATAGACGTGACACTCAACTTCGTGCTACCCCGACCAAAATCCACGCCCAAGGCCCGCACACCCGCGGCGACGAAGCGCCCCGACTTGGACAAGCTCGAACGGGCCTGCCTCGACGCGCTCACCAACGTGGTATTCAGCGACGACTCGCAGGTGATCAGCCTGACTGGCTACAAGCGCATCGCCCAGATCGGCGAAACGGCCGGCGTCCACATCCAGATCGGGGCGGACGCATGACCACCTGCAAGCGCCCCATCCAAGACCAGACCAACGCCCGCGGTCACGAACTCACGCGCGCCGCACTCAAGCGCGGACCTGCTGACGACGAGCATCAGGGGGCGTGAGCGATGGCAATGGACTTCTTCCTGGACCGCAAGTCCCAACGCGACCTGCGCGCCAAGCTGGCCACCGTGCCGCAGCTCGTCGAAGACCTGGCGGTGACGATCACGCGCCAGGCGAAGATCCAGCCGTCCGGCATCGGCAAGCTGCACCGCGTCAAGCCCGAATCCAAGCTGCCGTACCACGTCGGCGCGGCCGACGCCGCTGACGAGCTGCACAACGCGCTCGTCACGTGGGTGCGATTCGTATGCGAGCACCGCCAGATCCGCTATACGGGCCGTGAGGACATGATTTCGCTCTCCGCATGGCTGCGGCGCCACACGACCTCGTTGGCGCTCACGCCGGGCAGCGAGGACGCAGGAATCGACATCGCAGCGCGGATCGACGCCTGCTACCGCTGCGTGGACCTGCCGCCGGACGACGAGATCGTGATCGACCGGGCGCGCGTGCGTGAAGCCAACCGCAGCGTCGTCACCCTGGCCACCATCGACCCGATCGCCTGCCGCCTGGGCGAGATGGGCAAGGGGCTCAACCGTGACCGCCTGCGACTGCTGGCCAAGCACGGCGACATCCGCCCCGTCGGCGCCGACTCAGACACTGGCACGAAGTTCTACCGCTTGGGCGACGTGCTGCACGCGCACTTCGCCCGCAACCGTCGGGGCGCGAAGTGACACGCCGTGACGAATGTGCTTGACAGCTTGTCCCATACCTCACCGGTAGGCTGTCGCCTACGGCGCGACTATGTGCCGCCGCAGACGCCACCGGGAACCGCCAGCGCGACCGGTGGCGTTTCGCATTTCCACCCCACAGCCCACCGGGGAGCAACCATGCCCAAAGCCACCGACCGCGCCGCGCTCGTCGACCTCATCGAGAACGCACTCACCACCGAACTCGTCCACCCCGGAACCGGCGACGGACCAGTCGCCCTACCACTGCCGATGTTCCGCAACGGCACCATGCCCGGCGAAATGGCCCGCCACTTCGCCGAAGAAGCCGGCCTCCCGCACGCCAACGCCGCCAAGCTGGTCGCCGAAGCACTGGTCGACCTCCTGGCAAGCGTCGGCGAAACCGGTACAGCCGCAGCCGGCACGCCGGCCAAGGCCACGACGTCCAGCCCCCCGGCCACCCGCCCCCCGCGACGGCACCCCGCCGAGCCACCAGCCGCGGCACCCGAACCACCCCCGCCCCCCACCGGCGGCCAGGCCGCCGGCCCCATCACCGTCACCGTCAACGGCGAAACCGTCATGACCGACCTCGCCGACCTGCAGAAGTTCTCTGCCGACGTGCAACCCGGATCCCGGCCACCGTTCTGGAAGAAGATCCTGATCATGGCGGCCCTCGAAGGCGTCACCCGGCAAGCCTTCCGCCGCGTCGACATCACCACCGACGACGACGGCGGATTCATCATGCGAGCAAGCGTGATCCATGCGGCGGACAGCGGCTAAGACCACCACCCAGCGCGGCCTCGGATGGAAGCACCAGCAAGACGCCGCACGCCTACTGCGCCAGCACGTCGACGGCACCCTCTGCTGGTGGTGCGGCCTACCCATGTTCAAAGCGCCACAGCTGGCCCGCAACTGGGATGCCAAGCAGCTCGGCGCCGACCACAGCCAAGCCCGCGCCTTCGGCGGCACCCGAGCAGACCGCCTACTCCACGGCAACTGCAACAGCCAACGCGGCGACGGCAGCCGCGACCACCAACGCCCCGCCATCCTCGGCTGCCACCCATCTGAATGGACCGCAGCACTCGCAGCCCTCGGCATCACCACCACGCCCATCGACAACACCGACGACCTCGCCATGGACTGGTAATGACGTTGTTCCTAGTGGTGGGTCCACCCGCGGCCGGCAAGACCACCTGGATGCGCCAACACGCCCGCCCAGGCGACATCACCATCGACTACGACGCCATTGCCGCCGCACTCACCCCCGGCGGCGGCGACCTGAACAGCACGCCCCGCCACGTCCAGGCTGTCACCAGGGCCGCACGCCAAGCCGCCATCGACACCGCCATCAACCTGGCCACCGACCACGACGTCTACGTCATCCACGCCATGCCCAGCGCCGCGCTGCTCGCCCGCTACCAAGCCGCCGGCGCCCGCATCGTCACCATCGACCCCGGCCGCGACGTCGTCCTGGCCCGCTGCAAGGCCGAACGGCCGTGGCAGATGGCCCAGGCGGCCAAGCAGTGGTATACCGACCGCGCCCACACCACCGCTCGCGCCCAGCAAACACCGACCGTCAGCCAGCAAACACCCGGAACGGCCATGCAATGGTGACGCAGGCCACAAAACCCGCCGACCAGGCTCGATCCGACCACGGATTCCGTCCACCAAACCGGAAAACCGCAGGTCAGAGGGCCGCGGCGACCCACCCCCCTCGAAATATCCGAGGGGGCCCCCGCCTGACCCCCGGGCGCCCCGTCAGGTTTTTTTTGGGAACGGCCCCAAAAACGTGACGGCCCGCCGCCCAGCAAACTCGACGACCAAGCCAGCAAACAAGTCGGCGCCGCGGAAGGCGGCTCCGGCGCGCAAGTCGGCGAAGTCGAAAGCGCCGGCGACGACCGCCGGTAGTCGCCTGGTTGCCCAACTGAGTACGGACGACGACACCTACTCCGTGAAGGTGCTCATCGAGCGGGCTGGCAAGACCGCTGACTGGCTCGAGCGCCTTGACCGAGTGATCAACGGTGACCGCCGCGAGTGGCTGCTGCTAAAGGTCGGGACTGACACGGTCGAGGTCATGGTGGATTCACCGATTCGCGAGGCGCGGCAGCTGCAGACGGAGTTGCGGCACCTGCTGGCTGAGATCTTCCGTCAGCGGGCCAAGATCCCGATGAGCGATGACGATGACGACGACGTGCTCACCGGACTCTGATCGCACGCACTGGCCTGAGTTCGTCGGCTCGTGGCCGCGGCTGAAGGGCCGGCAGGCGCCCGAGTTCGAGTGGAAGACGCCGGGCGACGAATCCGAGGGCGACCGGTGCGCCCGCCTGGGCGCCCGCGTCGGGATGCGGTGCATGCCCTGGCAGTGGATGATCCTGCGCGCGGTGTTATCACTGCAGGATCCCAACGAGTGGGGTGAGCGGCTGTGGACGCACCGCGATGTGGTGATCGAATGCCCCCGCCAGAACGGCAAGACGCTGATCGTGGTGTTGCGCATCATCTTCGGCATGCTGGTGCTGGGCGAGAAGATCGCCTACACCGCCCAGGAATGGGAGACAGCCAAGGACGTCTACGGGCGTGTCCTGGACGTTATAGAGCGGGTTCCGTCGCTGAAGAAGCGACTGAAGGGCACACCGACGACCGCCGGCAACCGCGGCCTGATCAAGCTGGGTCGGGGAGAAGCCAAGTTCGGGCCTCGCACCGACAAGTTCGGCCGCGGCCTGACCGAGGTCGACCTGCTGATCATGGATGAGGGCTACGACCTGACGGCTCAGCAGGAAGCCAGCCTCACCGGCGCGACCCGGGCGTCGAAGAATCCGCAGATCTGGTACGTCTCCACCGCGCCGGTCGCCTCGGTGCATCCGAACTGCCGGATCTTCTCGGGCATGCGGAAGCTGGGGCTGCAGCGCACCGCCGATCTGTACTGCGTGCTGTATGAGGCGCCTGAGGGCACCGAGTTGGGTGACGTGGCCGCCTACCGGCTGGTGCACCCGTCGCTGGGTGTGGTCGGCGACGAACGGGAGCTGGAAACGAAGCGCCGCAAGGCGCGGACCGTCGAGCAGCGGGCGATCTTCATGGCCGACTACCTCGGCATCGGGGAATATCCGCCCGATGAGGACGAGATCGGCTCACCTATTCCGCAGTGGGGCGAGATGCGCAATGCAGATGCGCGCCTGACCGGTGCGCGAACGATCGCAGTTCGGCAGTCCCGCGACAAGCGCCGGTGGTCGATCGTGGCGGCGCAAACGACCGCCGAGGGGCGTATCCACGTCGAGGTGGGGCCGCTGCGCAGCGGGACGCACACCGAGGTCGCCGAGTATCTGGTCACGAAGGTGACTGAGTGGAATCCGGTGGCGTTGGTGCTGGACCGCAAGAACGGCGCGATCGTGCTGGAGCCGTTGCTGATCACCGCCGGTATTGAGCCGGTGGTGATGGGTACTGGTGATATGGCTTTGTCGTTCAACGGCTTCTACTCCGATGCTATGGCTGGTCTGCTGTCGCACTCTGATCAGCCGATCCTGAACGACGCGGTGGAGAGTGCATCGCTGAAGGAGCTACCGGGCGGCGACTCGATATGGGCTGAGGATGAGGCCGGTGTGGCGATCCCGTTGGTTGGGGCGTCGATGGCGCACTGGGCGCTCCGCAAGTACGGCGCCAAGGCCAGGAAACCGGCTGCGCGGCCGCGCACCGGCGCCGCGCACCCCGAGGCGCGATCGCAAGACCACGAGTTCGACGCCATGACAGCTGCGTTCTAGCCGAAAGGAGCGACGATTTGGCATCCATGACCGCCGCTCCGCGCACGGAAAAGGGCTACGTGGTCGGCAGGCCCGGCATGATGGGCTGGGCCGGGCCGCTCGACCAGTTCGAGATGGTGCCCGAGCTGATGTGGCCCAACTCGGTGTGGACGTACACCAAGATGTGGCGCGAGGACGCCCGCATAGCATCGGTTTTGCGGGCGGTGGGGCTGCCGATTCGCCGCACGGCATGGCGGATTCGCCCGAACGGCGCCAGCGATGAGGCCGTGGCGTTCGTCGCGAAGAATCTTGGCCTTCCGATCGAAGGTGACGACTCGGATGCGCCGGCACCGCGCACCCGGAACCGGTTCTCGTGGGATAAACACCTGCAGCAGGCGCTGACGGCGCTTCGTTACGGGCATTCGGTGTTCGAGCAGGTGTACCGCATCGAGGGCAGTGGCCGGAATGCTCGCGCGGTGCTGCGCAAGCTCGCGCCGCGACCACAGTCGTCGATCTCGTACTGGAATGTCGACCGAGACGGCGGCCTGGTGTCGGTGCAGCAGTGGCCCGCGGGCACTTTCAGTGCCCCCGGGATGTTGGTGATGGCGCCGACCGCGATGGGTGACGCCATCGGTGTTGACCGCCTGGTGGTGTACGTGCATGAGGCCGACCCAGGTGTGTGGACGGGCAACAGCCTGCTGCGGCCGGCGTACAAGCACTGGAAGCTCAAGGACGAGCTGATGCGCATCGAGGCGGCGGCGGCGCGCCGGCACGGCATCGGTGTTCCGGTGATCACGGCCAACGAAACCGAGTCGGAGGACCAGGAGCGCCTCGACGAGCTGCGCGACATCGCGTCGGCGTATCGCGGCGGTGAATCTGCCGGCCTGGCCCTGACGAACGGCCAGACGTTCGTCATCGCGTCGCCGAGCGGCACGCCGATGGACCCGCGGCGGGCGATCGAGTACCACGACCATCAGATGGCGTTGGTGGCCTTGGCGCACTTCCTGAACCTCGATGGGAAGGGTGGCAGCTACGCGTTGGCGAGCGTTCAGGCCGACACGTTCGTGCAGTCGGTGCAGACCGTCGCCGATGACATCCGCGACGTCGCTCAGGCGCACATCGTCGAAGACCTGATCGACCTGAACTTCGGTGTGGATGAGGCCGCGCCGATGCTGGTGTTCGACGAGATCGGGTCGCGGCAGGACGCCACCGCGGCGGCACTAAACCTGCTCGTCGCGGCGGGCCTGCTGACGCCAGATCCGCGACTGGAGGCATTCATCCGGTCTTCGTCCGGGCTGCCCGGCCCCGACCCCGACGCGCCTGCCGTCGAAGCGAAGACCGCCGATACCTCCGACGAGCACGATCCGATCGCAGACGTCGAGCAGATGCGCGCCCAGCTGCACCCGTTCAGTGAGCGCGCTACGGGCCGGGTATCTGTCGCGTCCCATACGCGGCGCCGGCCGAAAGCGCAGAAGGCCAACAGTCAGAAGGGAGACCCGACGCTGTGGTGACGTCACCCAAGCTGGCAGACCGGCACCCGTGGTACAGCATCCGCAACGCGGCCAAGACCGACGACGGTCCCGCCGAGCTGTTGATCTACGACGAAATCGACTCGTGGTTCGGTGTTTCCGCCGACCAGTTCGCCCGCGACCTCAACGCGATCGACCGTGACGAGATCACCGTGCGGATCAACAGCCCGGGCGGGGCGGTGTTCGACGGCATCGCCATCCT